CCTCGCGTTGCTCGACAAGCCCGCGCTGCTCGCGCAGCGCGCGGACGCCGAGCGCGCGATCGAGAACGCGCGCACGCGGCTCGCCGATGTGATGCCCTTGGCCGTCGACTACTTCATCGGCTGCTTCGACAAGGCCGAGGACGGCGCTACGTACAAGGACGAAGGCAAGGCGATGTGGGCGACACAGCAACTCAAGCTCGGCGACTTGATCGCCGGGCAGAGTGCCAACAAGGGCAACTTCATCGTAACCAAGGAAGCGATGGAGGCGCTGATCGGGGCTGTGCGCCATGACGACAAGGTGCGCGAGGCAGACCCCGTAGCGCGCGCCATCGACATCACTCCGACTTCCACATGATCGCTCGACCTCGACGACCTCGGGTGCCTTCGGCACCTCGACCGTCCACGCCGCTTACGCGCACGCGTGTCAGGCGGGCTGGCAGCACGTACCGCGTTGCTCTGAGGCGCGAGGTGATAGCCGCGTATGGCAACACGTGTACGTGCTGTTCTGAATCGACGTTCGAGTTCTTGACGCTCGAACACTTGAACAACGACGGTGCTGCGCACCGCGCGAAGGTTGGGAAGAATGGCCAGGCGCAGTTGCTCGACATCAAGAAGCGCGGGTTCCCGGCTGAGTACACGGTGCTTTGTTTCAACTGTAATTTGGCGAAGGGCATTCACGGTTCCTGTCCGCATACTTGGCAAGAAATTTTGTCCGAAAAAGACACCACTATTTCGGACAGAAATGTTCCCGAGCGGGAACTGCCGACTGACGTTACGGGGTTGGAAGCCCAAGATGTTACCGAGCGGGAACCAAACTCTGCTCGCGATGTTGCACACCGACTGCACGAGCAGTTCATGCGCAACGGGCAGTACGCGGCGGCCCGATGAAAACCGCTGCTCAAGAAGCCTTCGAGGAGATCGCAGCGGACGCGGGCCTCGCTGCGTGGCACCCCGGTAAGCATCCCTACTACTTGATGCCCGAGCCGCCGCCTCGGCGGTTCTGGCTCGACGCGGCGTTGAGCATGCGGCCGGCGGTTGAAGCTGACGAGCTTCGGGGGATCGTCGAGAAGATCGACGCCGACGCTCCGCTGACGCAAGCGGAGTTCACGCAGTACATCAAGCTGCGCGGCCTCGCTGATCTGTTCTTCTTCGGCAAGGTGCTCTGCGGGCATGACTGGCTGTCGCCCGAGCTTCACGGCCCGCTCGCGTGGGCGTGGCAAGCGCCGGACGGCTACCGCTCGCCGATGGGCGTGCTCTACGACCGCTACCGCCTCGGCGTGATCGCACGGTCGCACCTTAAGACCACGTTGCTGACGCAAGACTCGGCGATGTTCGATGCCGTGCGGAACGTTGAAGAGCGGATTCTGATCTTCACCCACTCGCTCGACTTCACTGCTGACGTGATGTCGCCGATGAAGCAGTTGTTTGAGGGCGACGGCAAGGGCGCTGAGCTCTTTCACCAGTGTTACGGCGATCTGATTCCCAGCGAGAAGGAACGCGGGAAGAAGTACAAGTGGGATCAGCTGAACCTGACGCTCAAGCGGCAGGGGCGTTACACCGACGCGACGATCAAGGGGCGCGCGGTTGGCGCTTCCGCCACCGGCTCGCACTCGACCAAGCAATACGTCGATGACCTCGTGAAAGAGGAAGTGCCGCGTTCGCAGATGGACAAGATCATCAAGGCGATGATGAACCTGACTTATTGCTATCACTCCCTCAAGCTCGGGCAACGCCGGATGGTCGGAACGCCGTGGGGTTTTTGGGACCCGATCGTCTATGCGAACCGGCACTGGCCGAACACCTTGGTTGCGCGCTTGCCGTGGCGGCGGCCGAACGGTGAGCTCCTGTTCGATAAGTGCGACGTGCCCGAGGCGTTGCGTGTGAAGAAAGCGGACCCGTGGTTCTTCTCGTGCCAATTCGATGTGTGGCCGAAGGACGAAGAGAAGATGGGGTTCCGGCAGGATTGGTTCAAATACTTCCGCCTGCGGACGATCAACGGCACGCGCACGATTGTGCAGATTGGGCACGATGGACAGGAAGGCAAGCGCATTCCGCTCGCCGACTGCAACGTGTTCGTGCTGATCGACCCAAACACGGGTCGCGTACCGGGACAGAAGTCCTCGCTCGATTCCAACGCGCCAAAGACGGCGAAGCTCGACTATGCCGGTTTCATCACGATGGCCGTCGACAAGGAGAACAACCGTTACATCCTGAGTGCGATCCGCCGGCGTGTGAATCCGAGTGAGCTTGTGAATCTGACGTTCGAGCTCGTTGGGATTTGGGCGCCGAAGAAGGTCGTGATCGAGCAGCGTGCGGCGCAGATTCTCTTTATTGAGTTGTTCGCTATCGCATTCCGGGGCGGGAAGAAGCCCTTCATCCTCGACGATTTCGAGGGCGGGCACGCGTCGAAGGACGAGCGCATCAAGGGTCTCATCCCGCTGTACCAGAATGGCATGATCTTCCACCGTGAAGGCGGTGGACCGGACATCGACTCCGGGATGATCGCACTCGAAGGTGAGTTGATCGACTTCGGAGGGTCGCCGGAGTTCGACGATTTGATGGATGCGGAAAGTGCGTCGCTTAAAAAGTGCTACGCGCCTGGCGCGAGTGCGAACACCGTTGAGGACGAGACTCGCGACGAGCGATTTGAAGGAACGATCGCGCACCTCGACAAGGCGTCACGGCGCGAAGCGCGCAACTTCCGTAACCAATTCGATGGGCGCGCGATCATCAAACGTGCTCTTTCCAAGCAAGAGTTCTTCGCCGAGGGATAACTATGGGATGGTTCAGCAAGACGCCGAGTGTCGTCGAGGTGCTTCACGATCACTACGAACGCCAGATTGCGCTGTTTCAAGAGCAGCTGACGGATGCTCGCGGGGAAGCCCAGCGCCACTGTGAGCGTGCGGATCGTGCGGTCGACGAGCTCGTGAAGCTCTATGGACTCAACGCGATCAGCAACCTCGGGCAGCGCGAAGCGGCGCAACGGGCCGCGGCCTCTCGACAGCGCGCGGACCAGGCCACGCAACGCGCAGACTTGATGTTCGAGGAAGTGCCATTCGGTGATCCTCGGGGGCGCTACGCGAAGCCCGAAGATGCCGCGCTCGATACCGACGAGGCCGAAGCCCCGTTGCCGCCGCTCGCGATGTTCTTGGCGACGGGGAAGGAGAATTGATGCTCGACGAGAAGGCGCCTCGGACCACCGAGCAGAAGATCACCGACTATCACAAGGACTTCGTGAGTCGGCTCTCGGCCGGGCGCACCGCGATTTTGAACAACGCCGCGGAGAACCAGTTCTTTGACCTCGGCCGGCAGTGGATTACCTACGACGGGATTCTGAGGAACTTCCGCAAGATGAACTTGGCGCCGAGTGTGCCGCGGCCCGTCGTCAACAAGTTCAAGGCGAAGCTCAAGAAGTTTGCCGCGTTGCTCGCGGGGATCGACCCGTCGCTCGCCACGTCACCCGGTTCAAACACCGAGGTCGATCGGCTGACGGCGGACGCGGCGGTCGATGTCATCAAATACTGTGAGCGGGTGGTGAAGCTCACGCGGCTGCGCCTTCGCTTGTCGAAGGCGGCGTCGATCGCGAACAACGCGTTCGTGGTGGTCGGCTTCGATCCGAACAAGGGGCCGGGGGAGAAGGTCGCGAAGTGGACGTGCGGGAGCGGTCATGTGTGCTCAGCAGACAAAGCCCAAGCCAAAGCGTTGCTGTGTCCTGAGTGTGACGAACCGCTAGAACCCTCGACCGAGGATTTCGATGAGGTCCAGCAAGGACAGTTGACCGCAGACCTTTGTACGATCTTCGAGGGCTGGGTCGATTGGACGATTCCGACGATGGAGGATCAGCCGGCATTCATTTGGCGGCGGCTGCGCCCGCTCGAATGGCTCTACGAGAGGTATCCGGAGAGGAAGGGGAAGATGCCCGAGGGTGAAGCGGCCCCGACGGACATCGGCCTCAACTACTTGCAGCAGATCGTGCGCATGACGCCTGCAACGAGCGGGCGCTTTGCCGGCACAGCGAGCTACGCCAACTCGTGTATCGTGGACGAGCTCTACGTGATGCCGTGTGTGAAATTTCCGAAGGGGCTGTGGTCGCGGTTGCTCTCAACGGGTCAGGTGCTCGAACACAAGACCCCGTTG